TCATCCCAGACTGCCCCGTAGCAGCTGTACTAGTGGACTTGGAGCCGTAATGACTGTAATCATCCGACCCGACCAAAGCTCCGAAGAGCTTTCCAGGGTTGCCCAACTATTGATCGCGGCGGCAGACAATGTCGCCGATGTGAAGCTGGAAACTTTCGGAGACGGACCCTACTTTGTGGTGCCAGATGAGCTGGCTGCAAAAGTTGACCTGAACCCGGCTGAAGAGAAGACCGAACCCAAGGCCAGCAAGAAGCGGAAGGACTCCTAATGGTTGTCAAATGTGTAGGCGCCTATAACGTGGAAGTCCTGCGCTTTACGCGGGTCGACTCGTGTGGGCGTCCTATCTTCGGCCCTTGTTCCACCCTGGTGGTGGACTGTTTTGAAACGGTGTCCATCAACGCGGACATTGAGGACGGCGAAGAGATCGCCCCAGTGAACGCAAATGGCAAGCAGTGTTTCTTCATCCCCGCGCCGAAGCTTGACCGTGGGTTTGAAGTCGTTGCGAACTTCACCAAAAAATACCCGAACCTGTTCACTGCCCTGAACCCAAACTGGTTGCAGGCGATTGATGAGCTGGGCAACATCACCGGCTACCAGCACATTCCCGAGGTTTCCCTTCGTGAAGGTGTCGCTATCGAGGGCTGGGAATCTGTCGCCGGAACAGATGTGTGTACTCCTGGTGCGCCAGGAGCTTGGAACTACTTCCTGTTGCCTTACGTCACGAACTGGGCACGCGGTGACTTGGAACTGGGCAACCAGGTCCACTCGGAGGAATGGACCGGTCACACCATCTCCGGCAATGCATGGGGCACCGGCCCATATGATGTGCGCCTGAACGCTTCTACGCTCGTTGCTGGCCCTCTAATGACCGCGCTTGACTCTCGCTCGCAGTTCTACGACGAAGTTGTTCAGGTCGCTCCTCCTACCGCTACATGTGAGTGCATTCCGCTGTCGAACCCGGCAGCGCCAGTTTTCACGCTGAGCTCCTGTGACGCCGACGGTCTCGAAATCGGTATCACTGGAACTGCTGTAGGTGGACGCCCCATGTCCATCAACTGGGGTGACGGATCTGCGCCTGAAGTCCTGGTGACGGCGGTGGAACTCACGCACACCTATGCGCTGGCTGGCAGCTACACGGTTGCTGTCCGTTACAGCAACCTGGCCATGGAAGAGGGCTACCTAGTGGTGAGCGTCCCATGTCCCTAAGTGACTACAGTGCCTCTGTGGTTCGCACGGTGACCCCACTTCTGGTGGGGCTCATCGTGGGGGTAGTGGGCACGAAACTTGCAGGAATCGACGAAGCCACACTCACTCCTGTGGTTTCCATCATCGTTGCCGCCGCGTATCACGCGTTGGTGCGTGGACTGGAGCAAAAGTGGCCTAGGCTAGGCATGCTTCTTGGGTGGGACTCCAGCCCCGCCTATAGCAAGCCGTCTGACGGGCAGTGACATGGCAGAGCCTTGTGGACCCTGGCCGGTAGATGAGGCGTGCAGCTATGGCATCCCTGTAGACCCCGTGGACCGCACTCCCGTGCAGGTGCATGCCATGGCTGCCGCCACCGAGCTTTTGTGGCGCTTGACGGCAGGAATCTACGGAACGTGTCCTGTCACTGTTCGCCCATGCGGCCGTAAATGCGGATCTTTCGACTTTTTCCCCACACAAACGATTCAAGGTGTGTGGATCAACGTGGCGTGCGGCTGCGAGGAATCTAAGTGCGGATGCTGTTATGTCTGCGAAATAGCCTTGGAAGGCCCGGTTGCTTCTGTGACTGAGGTGAAAATTGATGGCGTTGTGGTTGACGAGGACTCATATCGCATTGATGACGGCTATCAGCTTGTCCGTACTGACATTGCTGATGGTGCAGATTGCTGGCCCCAATGCCAAGACTTGGGTTCACCAGATACCGAAGTCGATACTTTCAGCGTCACCTACGAAAAGGGCCTGCCAGTTCCTGTCGGTGGACAGCGCGCTGTTGCTGCCTTGGCTGCCGAGATCGTCAAATCCTGTGAGCAGGGGCCATGCCGTCTGCCTGCGCGGGTTCAGGAAATAACTCGTCAAGGTGAACGTATCCAGTTGATCAACGATGTGGATTTTTTGCGCAGTGGCCTTACTGGGCTTCCTGAGGTAGATGCGTGGGTTGTCGCCGTTAACCCGACAGCGCAGCGTCAGCCGTCGTTGGTTTGGTCACCTGACATGCAACCCGTTCTCCGAACGCCTACATGGCCGTAAGATGTAGTTATGGCTAATAACGTCACACCTCTACTGAGCGCTTTACTGGATTGCCTATGCACCCAGTTGGTGACAGACGGCAACCCGGTGTGTCAATGCTGCGTCGTTGTATCCGACGGGCTTCCGCCCATGACTGGCTGCGACTGCATATGCGAAGACGGCCAGGGCATGGCCTGGGTCAGGTTCATGTCGGCTGACTGGCAGCAAACAGACGTATCCAAGTGCCCTGTTGGGCCGTGGAAGGTTCGGCTACAGCTAGGTGTCTATCGCTGTATTTCCTCTGAGCCGACCTGCGAAACTACGACTGCTGAGGCTGATTCGATCGCCGAAGACGTAGCTTCCCTGCAGCGGGCTGTGCTGTGCTGTGCCGCAATGGGAGGCAAGAGGTACACCCTGGGCTCAGTTCAGATCATCGGTCCTTCTGGCGGCTGCGTGGGGGCCGCTCTGGACGTGGTGCTGGAGCTCGGCGCACTGTAATGTGTCGTTATGGCTATCTACCGTATATTGCGCAAGAACGGGATGTTTCGTGGATTTCCAGGTGAAGAAATCTCATTTGAACCCGGAGCTCTGGTCGATGCCGCCGTTCGTGCAGGAATGCTGCAACGCATAGATATGGCGCCAGAAGCACCCAAAGAAGACATAAAGATCCAGGAAAGACGCCCAAAGGTCAAAAGGGAAAACTGATGGCGGTACGGATCAGTTCCACAGGCATCCAGAAACTCTTGCGTGGAGACGTCTCGAGTTTCGTCAGGAGCCTAGGAGAGCAGGTCCGCCAGCAGGCCCAACGCAACAGCCCAGTAGACACAGGACGACTTAGGCGCAGCATCACCGTGGGGCGTCTAGCATTTCGCGGGGACTCCGCATCCGTTAAAGTTTCAACTAACACAGGTTATGGGCTTTACCCCGAACAGGGAACGGGAATCTACGGGCCTACAGGGCAAGTCATTAGGCCAAAGAGCAAACCTTTTCTCGTCTTCCAACCTCGCGGATTGGGCCACATCATCCGTGTACGTAGTGTCCGTGGACAACGGGGTCAGCACTACATGCGCGACGCACTGATATCAGTAATCGGAAGAATCTAGGAGCAGTCATGAAAAAGCTGGAGTTCAAAGTAGCGGACATTGAACCAACCCAAACTGAGCTGATAGAAGTTGACTTGGGTGGAGACACATACGTTGCGCACTGCCCAAATGACTACGAATTCATCGCTCTGCAAGCGGACGCACGCAAAATGGAAGTGGACCCCACTTCCATAGACCTCATCAAAATCATTAGCGCATTCTTCGACACTCACGACGTTGAACTGATCGACCGGCGGATGCGCGGGTCAAAGCCAAAAATTGACCTGGTTGGTGAACTAATCCCTTGCATTCACGCCCTCATGGAGTACTACAAAGAGCAGGTAATGGGTCGTCTAGAAGAGACACAAAAGAAGATTTCAGCCCCAAAAGCGGGATAATGTACCCAAGTGGATGGCCAGTCCAGGTGCATTATTCAGGAAGCGTGTACACATACGACGTAGCAGACCAACAAGCAATATTGTCTGCTCTGGCCGCCGCTCAAACAGCAGAAGACCAGGAAGGGTGGCTAAGCGTGGTTGCATACCCCATGGATTCTGTGAGCCAACACAAAATCGTAGAAGACCTCTATAACCCTGATTTTCCGCTAACCGGACTAGGACTGTGGGTTCTAGCCGAAAAGATTTCACAGTCCGCACTCGGCATGACACTTTTCGCATCATCACGGCTAGCCAGCATCGCCCTGGCCTACTGGCTGCCTTTCCACGCATGGGCAGCCAAACAGGGGCTAGCAGTCGCTAACCTTTCAACACACGACCTTTTGGCCGCTGTCTACGGATGGCAAGCCAGCAACTGCAGCGAAGAATCCGAAATCTATAAACTCAACAGAACAATTTTCGGGTCAAAAAATCCGTGGGGTAGGTGAACATGGCTACCGTAGTAGCTGACGCTGATGTTGAAATCCGCGCTGATCTATCCAAGTTCGGGGCTGACCTTCAAAGGAAGCTGACCCCGATACTGAAAAAGATTGTGGCCACCATCGACGTGGTAGCTAACACCGACAAGTTCAGCAAAGGCGTCGACAGTGCCGTCAAAGCTGCGGAAAAGCGCACTGCCACCATCAAGGTCAAAGCCGATACTAAAGACGTAGACGACGATGTGGCCACGGCTCGCCGCCGCGTAGACAGATCGCGGCCGGCAACCCTTAAAGTCAAAGTCGATATCGACAAAGATGTAGACAAAGACACCTCTTCGTTTTTGAAAAAAATAGGGAAACTTGGAACAGATGCCGGCACGAAGCTGGCCCAGTTCCTGTCGGACTCGCTCTCAAACGGCCTGTCTGGCTTGCAGGAAATATCTGGGAAGATCACAGCGAGCCTGGCGCAGGGCCTAATCGGCTTGGCGGCAGCTGGCGCGACGATCGCTATCGGACTACCAGCTGCTGCGGGCGCCATTGTCGCTTTGTCGAGTGCGATCATCACCCTTTTGCCTTTGGCTGTCGCTCTCGCCGCACCGCTAGGAGCTTTGGGTCTGGTCGCGGCAGCACTTTTTGTGGGCTTCCGAGACTTCCAAGACGCACTCGAGGGCGACGAAGAGGCACTGAAGCGTCTATCGCCTTCAGCGAAAAGTGTCCTGAATGTTTTCAACGACTTCAAGCCTGTCCTCCTGGAAATACAGAAGGCGGCACAAGAAGCCCTGTTCTTTGGTTTGGCTGATCCGCTTAGGGAACTTGCTACCACAGTCCTTCCTATAGCTAAGGAAGCCTTGGTTGAGGTGGCCCAAACCATCAATGGCGTACTGGTGAAAGCGGTCCAATTTTTCAACTCGCAGGAAGGAAACCAGCTTCTAGTCACCTTCTTTGACAACATCACCGAGGTTGTCAAAGAAGTAGCCCGGCTGGCTCCTGCGGCCGGTAAAGCAATCGTAGGCATCATCAACGTCGGCGCTAAACTTGGCCGAGAAATTTTGCCGGAGATCATCAGCAAACTTGACAGCATAATAGTTAAACTTGGCCAGTTCGTTGAATCGGGCGCTTTGGAAACCTCGTTCAACAAGGCTGTAGTTTTCGCCAAGCAGCTGTTCGAGATCATAAAAAGCATATTCAACATAACGAAAATTGTTGGTACAGCCTTCTTGGAAGGCTTCACGGCTTTGATCCCTTCCGACGAAGATAAGGGCCAGCTTGATACGTTTATTGAATCTTTGAACAAAATGGCTGAGACTCTTCAAAATCCTCTAGTTCAGCAGGGGATAAGGGGAATCGGAACCGCCCTGTTCCTCCTTATTGCCGCGTTGGGCTTGGCCGCCCTCGCTGTCGGGCTGCTTATCACCGCGCTCGTTGAGTTGCCGAAGAAGCTAGTAGAGATAGTGAAATCGGTTGTTGACTTCACTAATAAGCTGCGTGAGAAATGGGACCAGATCGGCATCGACGTCGGCGGTTTTGTTTCGAACGTGACTACTCAACTCAGCGGTCTACCGTCCCAAGCCGGGCAGGCTCTTTCTGGGCTCGGTGGCGCGGTTCAGCAGGCTTTCCAGGCGGCGATGACGGCGGCTGTGCAAGCCCTGAACAATGGGCGCACCGCAGCGGTAAATGCCATAAGTAGCATCAAAGCGTCAATAACCAACTCGATCAACGCTCTACCCGCAGCACTTTTCCAAGCGGGTAAAACGATGATAAGTAGCCTGGCGTCTGGAATGCTTTCCCAGCTGGGTTCAGTCACGAAATCGGCCGGGGCCATCGTGTCCGGAATTAAAAACTTCTTCCCACACTCGCCGCCCAAAGAGGGGCCCATGTCGGGTTCCGGGTATACGGATGAGTCGGGAAAGGTGCTTGTGCAGGACTTCGCTAGCGGGATAGTCAGCCAAGCCGGCACATCTGCCAAGGCGGCGGCGAAAGTTATGCAAAACGTAGCCAACGAGATCGGTATAGGTGCTACTGGAAGATTCAACTCTTCTGCCTTCGACGTAGCTAGCCCAAACTTGGCTGGCCTTCGTGGGGTGGGAACATCGCGGGTCATACCTTCGTCGAGCAGCAATACGAGCAATGTGACGAATAAGAGCCGAAACTTCGCTCCGGTCATCAACGTGACCGTGCAAGGCGGCGGTGACGGGGATGCGGCAGCCAACGCAATCGTTCGCCGGCTTCTAACGGTAGGGGTATAGATGTTTACTGGATGGCTTTCCTATGCGGGCACAGAGATAGTCAATGAGGCTCGCCTGTCCGCATACACGGTGTCTTTGGGCATTCCGGGTTCTCAGTGCGAGGATTGTCCGACTCTCATTACGGCGTTTGAGCACGAACCTTATACAACCCCAGCGGCCGATAACGCCCCTTGGTACGACGCGGACATTCCCGAGTCCGGACAGGTCGCGGGCTTCTACATTCGCAATATTGACGGTCTGGGCGATACAGCGGTGCGGCGCGTAGACGAACTTGCCCGCAACGGGGCCGTGGTCGGCTCCCGCCGCCGAACATCTCGGCAGTTGAGCATCACCGTTCAGGCGGTAGCTGCTTCAGATTGCGCGATGAGCTATGCGATGGGATGGCTGGCAAGGGTACTGCGTGGGTCTGACTGCCTTCCAGTATCGGACATATTTTCCGGATCGTCAGGCGTGGGTTGCGCCTCTGAAACGCTCTGCATGCTCACCTGCTGCCCACTGACTCCAGAAGACGTGCCTCTCTATTTGACGTCGCTATACCGCGTAGGTGTCACGCAAGGCCCCAATGTCATCTCCGCTTCACACGAGTCGACGTTTGAGCCGGGCGATGAATGTGGTCTTGTCATCTGTGACGCGGAAATCACCTTCACAGCCGGTGATCCTGGCTGGTATAGCCCGGCCGTCAACATTATTGATACCCCTCTTGCTCCGTTCTATATGGGAACTACAGATCCCTTCGAGCCCTACGACATTACTGAACTATGCGACCCGCTGATAGCTCAACCCGATGCGGTCATATGCACCCCGATCCCGCCGTCCGGATGCGCCACAACAACAGTTCCGGCTGGCCCCGAACTTCCGATCCCATGCATTGGCGTACCGGACCCCAGAACCACGTACACGCAATACAACTTTTACTCCATACCCATTGATACATCTGGGATCAGCCAATGGCTAGATCTAGTCCCACGGCTTACTTACCAACCCGGACAAATGGCGCCAACGGGGAACACCCTGGACCCACAATCCATTGAAAATTTTGAGGGCCCTATAGCTTTCCAGCTTCGCCGGGTGACGCCAGATGCCCCATGCGGTAGCGAATCTGATCCGTGCGATGTGTGCATCGAGCTTTTCGCGCCGTTGTGGCCAAGGGCTACACAAGGAGTAGCGGATTGGGTGCAACGAAAGCTGTTTCGCGTCGAAGCGGGTGGGCTCGGCCTATGCCCTCTACCCGTATACACGCGGGGTTTGGCGCCATTTGATTGGCCGACGCTCGTCTGCGGATCGCAAATGTGTCTGGACATCTACATCACGACCGACAGTGATGCGCGCGATGGAACAGTTACGCTAGATGTGATGCGTCGCCAGGACGCCCAATGCTAGGGGAGCGGTCATGGCTATAGGTTGCGCTGAAAACTATTCGGCTCTCATTGCCCGACAGGTTGGGGGAGATGAGGGAACTGGACAGGGAACAACACCCGTCGTTGTTGGTGAAGTTGTTGAGATCACGTCTCTGGAATTTAATCGCATCTTGTCTGGAACTTCCACGGCGCGCGTCGAGTTCACCCGATGCCCTACGAACTGCAGTTTCATGTCCGCTCCGGTGAAGCCTTGGGCCTACGAACTGTGGTTGTATAGAGATGGCATCCTGGTGTGGTGTGGGCCTATTGTCATCACCAAGGAAAGCCGAGTTTCGGAAACTTTCCAGCTAATAGCCTGGGATATCACAGGGTGGACTACACGGCGACGTATAGGCACAAACTACACACTCACTAACAATGCGACCAGTATCGCCATCAACTTGGCGCAAGAGTTCTTCGACGGAACCCCAGGCAGACCCGACCCCGGCCTGTTGGATTATGTGAACTTCTTGGGATTCGCCTCCACCACAATAACTGTTGAATACGACGGATTTCAGTACACAGTTGCACAAAAGTGGGCAGAGCTGGTAGCCGCCGGATTCAGCTACACCACTATGGGCAGGTACACATTCGTTTGGGGAGAAACAGCCCCCAACATTAATTCACCATTCGTCATTGATGCCACCGAAATAATGGGCGAAATGGAACTAGTGCAAGACGGAACCGACTTCGCGACCCGTGTAGTAGGCATGGGCGAAGGCGTCCGATTCTCCGCTGGGCCATTCCCCGTAGATGCCGCCTACTACGGCGGCGTCGACTGGCCCACCGTCAGATACCAGGGCATAACTGACGACCCACAAATACAGGCATTGACGCTGCAACTCTTCAGTCAGAAACGCGACCTGTCACCAACCCTAGTCATCCCATCCGGGTCTTCACTGACATCCAACACCGAAATACAGTCAACCGGATACACCATTGACTACACCACACAAATCGCTATACCTGAACTTATGTGCGGTCTCAGATACGACGTCCAAGTACCCGCCGAACAGTTCTGCCAACCGGGCAGATATCCGATGCGGCTAGACGAAATGAAAGTCACCTGGACCCCTGAAGGGCAAGAGAAAATAGCTGTAAGTTTCGGGACCCTTGGTATACCGGAGGATGATTAAAGTGGCCCTACCAATAGATGGTTTCGAAGCTTTAGTGAGAGAAGTCCACAACCTGCGAACCGAGGTAGAAGCCCTCAAAAACGAGCAAGGACGAAGCATGTCATTTGGCACCTCTTACCGCCTACAGATAGTCGGAACTGGTGCCGGCGCTATCCTGCAAGCCGTCCGCATCGCCGACGGCAACACCGTACAGCTAGCACCTTAGGAGAACAAAATGCCTGTATGTGGATGTGCGCAACAGCTTGCCGGTGCCCCACCCATTTTAAGCGGTGGTGTGGGCGATGATCTTGGAATCATTGTCAGCGGTGACGCGCTTAATCCTGTTGTGACAGCTGTGGATGCTTTGGCTTGGCGGCCGATGACCATGGGTGCAGCTATAGGCCAATTTCAGTTAGTAAACTTCACGCTCGGCAACGGAACTTACTCGGCTAGATACCTTCGTGTGGGATACACGGTTGACCTGATTATGTCCTTCAAGTTCGGTTCCACATCGACATGGTCAGCTGCGCAATTTGCGGTAGTTCTACCGTGGACACCCAGATTGGGCGCCAACTCCATCACCGTGGGCCATGAGGGCTTGGGTAGATGGTCGGTTTTTGACACCTCAGCATCCGTATACCTAGACGGCGGAGTTATACCCATCGCGGGCGGCAACATCGCGTTCCGCTTCGGCGATGACCTGGCTGGCACTAACACCACTGTGCAGCAAGGCACTCCCATCACCTTCGCTACGGGCGACGAACTTTCATTCCTCGTAAGATTTGATTCGAACAACAACTAGGAGTTGAACCCATGGCTGAACCGTGCTTGTGTGGCCAAGCCACCGCAGAGCCCGTATGCACCGTCACCGCTGGTGCGGGAATCACCGTCAGCGGAGGCACTATTATAGCTGCTCACTCCGCCGCGCAGTGGTTGACATATGTTCCCACCACAGCAAACTTCACGCTAGGTAACGGTTTGAATGACAGCCGCTATCTGCTGAACGGCAAAACCCTGGATGTCATTGTTGCATTCCGTTTCGGCACGACTTCGACTTTTACTGCCCTTCAATGGCGTGTGGGGCTTCCTGCAGGAGCTGTCCCGTTCTTTGGTACAAACACGATCGCACTGAACCATTCGATGAACTTTACGTCGATGAAAGACGTTTCTGCTGTTGCCGCACCGTGGTTCAGTGGGCAGACCATTTTGACGAACAACGCGCTTCCTTTGTCTGTGCGTATCGGCGATGACGCCTCTGGAACGAACTCTGTCCTTGTTCAGGGATCTCCTTTCACTTTCACCAACCTGGACGAGCTTGTTATCCGGGCAAGATTCGAAGTGGTGTAAAGAAATAGGCCCTGTGAGCTGCGGAAACAGTCTCACAGGGCCGTAGAGGACCTAGAATGCCTTTACCCTAGCCTGGGGTACCAACTTCTTGTTCCTCGGAGCCGAAAACCCAACCTTCGCTAGTTGTTTCAGTCCCGGGGTGAGCAGTGAAAGCGAAAGGGGCACCAGTGTAGAGACAAAGATGGCTAGGACCGAGAACCTTAACGATCTGCTCCATGTCCGACGGACGCCAGATCGCCGCCTCCTGGCCGCACAACTGCAACGCCTCGATCCACTCCTTTTGCGCCGGACGTACACGGCCCTTCTCGGACTTGAACTCGATGAAAAGTACACGCTTCTGAGTTTTGTTCAAAAGCACCTCATCCGGGAAACCCGGATCGCTTCTCACGCTTGAGTGCGTGTGGTACATGAGCGTCCACCCGTACATGCGGGCTATTTTGCGCACCTGCTGACGAAACGCCTCCTCTTTCACAATTCCTCCAAAACATCGGCGTTGTTTCCCAGGGTGTGTACGAACGCTGCGTCCGTGATCATCTCCCAGTGGGGCGGCATCTCTTCATAAGACCAAAACGCTTTCACCACTTTCAAGATCCCCTTGCATGCCATCTCGTCCCTCTTGACGCTCCACACCTTCACAGGGGCTCCAGCGATGCGAGCCGCAACATGAGCCATAGTCGAGCCAGTGACAGTCATCTGTGCATGCACCTGGGCTAGAACATGATGAGGAGGTCCGTACCGCCATAGATAACCGGAACGTATCCCGACCACTTTCGCTTCTATGATTGCCGTCTTCCCACTAATAAGCTTCTTCGAATCACAAAATACTGCGTCAGGTGAAGCCATGAAATCGTCTATTACCCACGTCTTACCGGGAATGACGGTTGCCGGTGGAAAATCTCCTGCCAGTTCCCATAGGGCGGCCTTGATGATGTGGGGTTCCTCCTGATGTCCCCACCAAATCGGTGTGTTGATACTGGAGTCAGGTTGTGGACGGCCAGCCCCTCGCTTGTCCGCCCACACATCCTCCGGCCCGCTCCAAGGGTTAGCGCCGATAAGGGCGCTAATCTCTGATGCTCCTAGGCAAGTTTTGCGGTAATCCCAGTACTGGTCGCTGTACGTTTCGATGGTGTCGCGAACTGACTGCTCCACGGGTGCTCCTGTAGTTGCTGGTTGATGATGTGTTGCGGGTATCCGAGCTGGTCAAGATGCGCGCGGAGTTCTTGCAGATAGGCGAAACGTTTAGGTTTAGTCATCGTTGTCTCCGGATTCTTGTTCTAGCCATTCCCAGGGTTCTAGTTGCCATTCGTATTCGTCGATCATGCATTGTCCTGTTCGTATTCGTAGTAGGCGTCTTGCATGGTTTCGCATGGCCACAGGGCACCGTATTTGTCGTCGAGGGCGTCGCAGTGTTCGCACACGTCGACCCATCCTTCTTTCATGCCGTCTTGGCTGAAGTAGATGACCTCGACGGGGTAGTGAATCTCTTCTAGTTTGGTGAGTTTGGTGAGGTCCATTTCGATGCTCCCTAGAACGTTGTGACAACAGTGTAGCAACGTTGCGGCAATGCCGTCAATAGGTATGGGAAAAGCCGACCCCCAAAACAAGGAGCCGGCCCAATCCCAACCCTTAGCTACGACAAAGCGACCTTGCGCTCCTTCCACACCTCCGTAAGAACCTTCAAATCATTAGACGACGGAGCGGGCCTAAGCTGAGCAATCTCCTGAGCAACAATCGCCAAAGCGGCCAGCGAATCAGCCCCATCCAGCCGTGTACACAACGCCGAAATGCGATCCAAGTCCTCTATAGGGACAGGCTCCTTGACCGCAGGCTTACTAGCCGGCTCAACGTCAGGGTCACGCACAGGAGGCTTAGCGTCTTGCTCCTCGGCAGCCTTTGCCTCGGTATCGCCCTCAACCTTCTCGGAAGCCTTCACTTCCTTGACTAGCGGGTCGGCCAGATATTTACCAACGACGGCATCAGGCGAACCGTTGTTGTAGAGGCTTAGCCCGAACTGGTCACCCAGGTTTACGGCGCACCGCTTCAACGACTGGCTTAGGGCTGTTTTCATGGCCATATCGTGGGCGTCGCCAAGCCTGGGTAGCGTGGCGTCACCAACAGCTCCGTCCTCAAAGAGTGTCAGATCCTTCCCATCGTGACCTTTGATCGTCAGACGGCTGTGGACCCTGTAGCCCACATACCAAGCGTCGCGCTTAGCTTTGGTTTGTGTGGCCTTCTCGAATATCAGTTCACAGCTCAGGGTTTCGATTTTCCACCCTGCTGGTCCGAAGATTCGGATAAGCCAGCGTCGTACATCCCACGCGGCCAGGTGGGCCATTCCTTTGTCGTCTTGCTGTATGCGGCTGGGTGATAGCGGGGCAAGAAGTTTACCGGTTTGTTCGGGAAGAAGTGCCATTGAATGCTCCTATTTTTTGTTGGCTTGGCGTTCGTCGACCATTTTGCGCAGCATGGCGCTGCGTGTGGTGGTGGCTTCGGCCGCCCATTCGTCTAGCTGGTCTAGGTCTTCTTGGCGTAGGTGGACGGTGACTTGCTTGTATTTTGCTGTGGGCTTTTCGTTTTCGCTCATGGCACTAACCTACCATTGCCACAATGGTGCCGCAATGGTACGGTCATGTTAATTGCAACCCAAGGAGCAAACATGATCATCGGAACCTGGCTTGCGGCCACCGGTCAGCGAAACATCACCGAATGGGTCCAAGCCGAACTCGGAATCTGGGCCAACCAATACAACCTAAAAAACGTGGAAGCCGAACTAGAAGCAGCCATCCAAGACGAAATGCCCGAAGGGTACAGCTTCCACAACCTGGCCTTCCACAAAGACCAAGACGCCCCCGCACCACTCATCTACCTTGACCGCGAAGGAGACCTAGACGTCAACCAGCTACTAGCCGACATCGACTACTGGCGCATATTCGACACCAACCAAAAGGATAAGCGGCATGTCGAAACCATCGCGCCAAACATCCTCATCTGAACCACCCAAATATCAGCCCGAAAACTGGGCCAGGTGGGCACCACACACCACCATCAGTCCAAACCCGTTTCCCACCTGGGCCATTTGGACGCACGGAATCCTCACCTCAATCACATGCTTTCTATGGTCACCCATATGGCTCATCCACTACCTACTACACAAACCAGTCAAATACACCTATAAGGAATGGGAATAATGCCGGACTACACCGTTGAGGGCGAAATTATCCTCAAATACACAGGCGAAGCGCTAGACGAGTTCACCGACCAGCTTGCCGACGAACTATGGGCCATCGACATCTACACCCTGACTTTTGACCTCGATGTGGAACTAACTACTGGCCGCATAGTCGTCGGCTTGGGCATAACCGCCGAAAACCCGCCGGAAGCCCTAGCCCACTACAAAGCCGAGGTAGAAGAGGCTTTCGCGAAGTTAGGTGAACCCAAGCCCATCATCCAGAAATACACCATCACCTAAGGAATGGGAATAATGGACAGAATAGACAAGATAGTCTACTCGCTCTGCACCCTTTTCCTAGTAGGCGTCGGTGCATTGCTCGTCATGGGTGTCGTCCTGGACTACCGGGACTCGCGCAGCCCAAACAAAACAGCCACATGCACCGTGGTAGAGAAAACCCCCATTTCATACAAAGGGAGCCTGTCGGATCGTGAAGTTCGCACCAAACAGTGCGGCAAATTCTCGGTTGGGAAACGCCTCAAAATATGGGATGCGCTGCAAGAAGGACACACCTATACATTTACCTACCACGGAGGCAACAGCGGCCTACGTGACTTGACCGCAGCTAAGGAAATGAAATGAACATTCCAGTTCACGAAAAAATGCTATGAAATACCACTTCAAAGCCCAATACACCGGACATCCCCTCCGCAGCCGAGTCCAGCTAGGCCAAGACGTCTACGACCTACTCGCCCCACACAACCAAATAGAAAACCTAGAAGTAATCATCCACCCACTACACGACACGTATGACATTGAGTTCACCGTCGAAGCCAAAAACACCAGAGAAGCCAAACGCCTACACAAACGCGTCATAAAAGAAGCCTTCAAACACACCACCACCAAAACAGCAGACTTCAAAAGATGGGAAGAATAACGGAACAAACGAGTAACCTCACATGAACAAGGCCCCTGCCGAGGGAAGACGGCAGGGGCCTTCGCACATCCACCACACGGAAAAGGCCCCCCACCGGCAGAGGTGAGAGGCCAACAAGCCACCGTTACTTGTACTCCACAAACCAGCTCACAGGAACCGTCTTCCCATCCTGCCGCACAACACTCACCTTATTCGCACCCTTAGGCAAATTGAAACCAGCATTCACCCGATTATCAGTATCCTTCACCACCAACTCCCGCAAATCCCAACCAGAACCAAAATGGATCGCCACACGAAGCTTCACAGCCCCAAAATCTGAAGCAAACGTCAACTTCACCCAACGATCATCCGTCACCTCAGGAACACCAAACACCGTCGCCACATCACCAACAGCAACAACACCCTGCGAAACACCCATCTCATCCTCCAGCTCACCAACACCAACAACACCAGAACCAAACGACTGCCCGTTATTCAGCCAAACCTCAAACCGCGCAACCAAATCACCATCCACACCACCATTCTCAAACGACAAATGCACATGATGATCCGGAGAATACGAAGACTGCAACGTCCCAGCCTTAGCCATCTCCCAAGACGCCCACGACTGAATATTCCAATGACGATTCAGCGCATTAAAATACTTCAACCCAGCAAGCTCACCACGACGCCACGACCGGCGAATAAACGTCTCAATCAAATCAAGATAAAAATCTGACCCGCCAATATCCTGAGCATGCACCTGCTCCTGCGTGGGATACCCGTATTTCCCAACATGAGTCGAATACGGCGTATGATCACCCGCACCCTCCAAATGGCGAGTATCCCCAATCGTTCCCAAATCAGACAAAAACCCAGAAGACCGCACATCCCTATTGACCTGCGCCACATTCGGAGCCAAAGACCAACCAGCCATACAACACCCCCAACACGTTTAACCCACACAATACACTCAACAGTTGCCACTTTGACGAAACCTTGACACAATTTCGGACATGGGGAGAGAAATCACCGAACACCAGTCAGAAATCTACGAACTCCGTAGACAAAAACGCTGGTCGTTCGCCAAAATCGCCGGAGCCCTAGGCATCACCAGGCAGGCTGCGCATGATGCGTACAAGCGCGCCCTCACCCACGTATACGAATACAACCAAGGCCAAGACCTCCCCGAGGGTGTGACCATTGATGACATGTATCGGGTTGAAGAACTCGAGTACATCGAGGGTGTCCTTGAGCGGTATATGAGGTTGGCTGACGACAACGAGTCTAAGAAGCCTAGGACGTCCATAGAGGCCCTAAACGGTGCTCACCGGTATCTGGACTCCCTCATCAAAATTAAGGGCATCAACGCGGCTGTGAAGGTGCAGCACACCATCACCAACGATGCGCTTGAGGCCGAGCTGCTGAAAATCAAGTCTGAACTGGTCAACGTCATTGACGTTGAGGCTGAAGAAGTGAAGCAGATAGATGCCTAGCCGCTCCGAGTTGGAGAAGCGCGCGTTCCTCATTGAACAGTTGCTGGAGGCGAGGCGCGCTAAAGCTGCGATGGAACAGGACGGTTGGCATCGTTGGGTGAAGCTAGCCCGGCCTAATCAGTTGCCGCCCACGGGTGTCGCTTGGTCTATTTGGCTGGTTTTGGCTGGTCGTGGGTTCGGTAAGACTCGGGGTGGTGCGGAGTGGGCATGCCATAAAGCCATCTCGGGACCTGGTACGTCGGGTGCTGTTGTCGCCCCCGTGTGGAGGGACACAAAAGACGTTCCCATGGCGGCCATCGAGAAGGTGTTAACGGGCCAGTTTTACAAGATCGAGAAGTCGACGCTTGAGTACAGATACAACAAGTCTGACCTGCACGTATACCTCCCTAATAAGTCAGAGATCATCGGCTACAGCGCAGACAAACCGGACCGTATTCGTGGCGCTAACTTGTCGTGGGCTTGGTTGGATGAGCTGGCCGCTTTTCAGAAGGCCCAAGAACTGTGGTATGAAGCTTTGCTTCCCGCGTTGCGTATCGGTGAGCACCCCGAACTACTGGTCACCACCACACCTAGACCTACACCTCTTATCAAGGAACTTGTGGACCGTGACGATGGATCTGTAGTCGTGGTGCGGGGCTCAACCTTCGATAATGCGGCGAACCTTTCCCCGGCAGCATTGGATGAGCTACGTCGACGGTATGAAGGTACCCGGATTGGTCGGCAAGAGCTGTACGGCGAGCTGCTTATGGACGCCGAGTTCGCTTTGTGGAACCGGGACCTTATCGAAGCCGTGCAATCAACCACGCCACTACCTGCACTTATGCGCACCATCGTTTCCGTTGACCCATCGGGTTCAGCGGATGGCGATGCGACAGGGATCGTCACAGCGGCAGTCGATAGGGCCGGGGTGATTCACATACTCGCTGATGACACATGCGGTGGTGCTCCACAACACAGATACGAACAGGTGTGTCTTGCAGCATCGCGTGCAGGTGCGGGGACAATCGTGTACGAAGCAGCGTATGGGGGTGACAACATTGCGCACGGCATTAAGAGCGCTTGGGAGTCTATGGCGAATGCTGGTCGGGTCGACCAAATGGTGCCCCTGCTCAAACCTTCCCCTACCAAGCAGTCCAAAGCGGACCGCGCGCACCCAGTGGTGGCGCTGTATGAACAAACCGCCGCTGGGATGAAACGTATTTCCCATGCCCGGCCTCTGCCTGAGCTGGAAGACGAGATGGTGCAGTGGGAGCCGGGCTGTGGGTGGTCTCCTAACCGTATTGATGCGATGGTCCATGCGGTTCGGTTTTTGGCGCCTCAAACGAGGTCTTCACGGATCAGCACATCGGTTGGTTTGCCAGATTTGCCTTCCCTTCCCATAGGGTAGGCCGTTTCATCGCCTCTCAGGCAAGCTGAGGGCGTTTATGCAGGTCAAAGGGGTCGTCATGTCGTTTGGTATTGGGTTATTGGTCGTTTTCTCGGTGATGCGCGGGACGAGGCTAGTCACTTTGGATGCGTTGACGGACGGTTTTTGGTTGAGGCGGGTAAACAACTTCGGTAAATATCCGAGGTTGCAGCGCTGGTTCACGAAGTTGGTGACATGCCAGTGGTGCGCGTCGGTGTGGGTTGCGCCCGTGGTTGTGGTGCCCGGATATTTTTATGGTGATACCGCATGGTTTGTTATTTGCACGATGATCTTGCTGGCTTCTGAGGTCACGGGCCTTGTGTCGCAGTGGCTTGATAGTGGGCGCCGTGAATGGGCTGGTGACTAGATACACATGTGGGCGGTACAGTACTCGTAGCTAACTAAAAGGGGTGCACATGGCTTTTATGGATGCGTTGCGGAAGAAGAAACCAAAACCTCCGCGTGTGCACTCTTCAGGTTCGCAGTATGCATCCATTTCTTTGGCTTCCGCTTCGCTGTCTTCTCCGTTGGCCCAGGTTGCTGGTGGCGGTAATTCGTGGCAGCAGAAGGCGTGGGAGTTTTACGATGTTGTGCCGGAGATGCGGCTTGTTGTGTCGTATCGGTCTTCTGCGTTGTCGAAGGTCAGGTTGCAGATCGCTCGGGTTACTCCTGACGGTAATGAGCTGATGACCGATGATCGTTCCCTTGCTATGCTCGAAACACTGTTCGGTGGCATCTGTTACCATTCGTCAGCACTAGCACGATATGCACAGCATTTAACCATTGCTGGCGAAACATATACGTTTGTAGTTAAAGGCGATGATGGTAAAGACGAATGGTTGATTGTTCCCGCAGATCAAGTGAACTTCAACCGCAAAACGTTGCGGTTCACACACCCCATTACAGGCGTTGACGCCACCTACGACGTCCAAGACATCTACAACTTCCGCCTATGGCAGCCCCACCCCCACAAGTTTTGGGAAGCCGACTCACCCACCCGTGGTGGTATTTCCTCGCTCGACAAGATCATGAACTTGGATGCCAGTATCCGCACCGCTGCGGTCTCTCGCATTGTTGGTGCAGGTGTGTGGTTCCTCCCGTTGGAGTTGAACCTCCCCACCCCCACCGCAGCCGGCGACAATGTTACCGCAGAAGACCAGTTCAAAAAAGATCTCCATATGGCCATGGCAGCCGCGAAACGTGACCCGAACAGCGCAGCCCAGCATTCCCCCACCATCGTCTGGGGATCTGGAGATGTTATCGACAAAATTAGAGACCCGATCAGATTTTGGTCTGAGTTGGATGAGAATGCTGCAGATCTTCGTGACACTGAAATTCGCCGTTATGCGACTGGCCAACCGTTGCCGACAGAGATGGTCACCGGTATCGGAAAGGTAAACCACTGGACGGGTTGGCAGCTGTCGGAGGAGGACTTGAAGTTCGACATTTCCCCTTTGGCGCAGACGATTTGTGATGCGTTGACGGAACGTGTGGTTAAGCCTGTGATGGGTGCAGAGTTTGTGGTTCAGCCGGACTTCACGGATCTGGTGTCTAGGCCGGACCGGACACCTGAGGCAATTGAGCTGCGTGCAGCTGGCGTCATCAGCTTGAATGAGGTCCGCGAGGCAGCAGGCTATGAGCATGTGGATGGTGGGGACGACATTGGTGGTATGGAACGTGACGATGTTATTGATCCTGTTCGCGTTGATTCTGAGCGCACCGTTCCCGCACAGTTGGACCGTAGCCAAGATCCTGCTCAGTTCGCTATAGCTGATCTTTTGGCCCGCGACCTGGTGTATACGGCAGGTCAGTGGCTTGCCACGCATAGTGGGCGCAGTAACCGGTCGCAGCTTGAGGCGGTGGATGCTTTGGAACGGCATGTGTCTTTCGCCGCTGATGCGTCTGTGTTGGAAGAGTCTGTGAAGAGAGTGAAGCCAAAGTATGAAGGCTCTGTTGATCCTGTGTTGTTTAGCAGTGTCGTTGACTATGTGGGCGATATTTTTGGTGGGCGTAAGCGTTATAGCGCGGATGGTTTGAGGGCTTGGGTGGGCCGTGGAAATTGACGAGGCTGAAGCGACCGTTTTCGCTGCGGTCCTTGAGGCGTTTCGGAAGTTTTTGAAGCGCATTAAGGACACGGTGTTTGCTGATCCTGAGAATCCGGATTGGTTGGTGTGGCCTTCGGATGAGTGGAACCGGTTGGTGGCTGTGCTGATTGTTCCTGCGATTAGTCAAGTGTTTTTGCAGACTATGCAAGAAGCTCGTGTTACGTCTGAGCGGTTTATTGCGGATGCTGCTGCAACGTTTGTGGGGCAGGATTTGTCGCCCATTGTCGAGTCGCAGCATATTCCGGTTAGAACGCAGTCTTTGATCTTTGAGGGTATCGCGGCTGGTGTGGCAGCTGAGGTCCTTTTGTCTGCTGTTAATCCTCTTTGGCTGCCCATGCTGGGTGTGATGGCGGCGAATGGGGGAGCTACTGCGGTGAACGGTGGGCTGTTTTCGGCCGCTCGGTGGTTCTCTGATGGCGGAACGAAATCTGTGGTTAAGACATGGATTGCACGGGAAGATGAGAAAACACGTCTAACACACGCTTTGGTTGATAACACAACCGTATCGGTGAACGATGTGTTTAATGTGGGGGGTTTTCCGTTGCGGTACCCACATGACCCATTCGGCCCGGTTAACGAAACTGTAAATTGTCGGTGCCGTTTGAGTTTTAGATTTGGAGTGCGAAATGACTGAGGTGCATTGGCGAGCGCTTATAGCGCCCCTCAACAAGCCGGACGCTGTAGGTCGCAAAATAGCCATGGGGTCAACTCCTAAGGTGAGGCCACTGCCGCTCCCCTTGCGATATGCCCCGGCGGATTGGGGGGGTCATGCTGGAGCAATTTCCATTGGATCTATCGACCGCGTCTGGGTTGATAGTGGCAATCTTTGGGGTGAAGGCCGTTTTGATGTATTTGATTCGGCAACGGCGGACGTTATTCGCAAGATTGAGAATGGCTTTGTTCGGCATATATCTGCTGACATTGAGCCTGTCACCGGCAAACTTATGGCCGCAACAATCGTTGATATCCCCGCTTTTGAAGACGCTGAAATCAAATCAATCAACATTCCCCATGTAGAGGCTGAGCCTGAGTTGATGGCTTTCCAGTTCCGGGTGGTGGGTGATGTGTCGTTGCCGTTTGCTGATCGCGAACGGGAGTGGGATTCGACCGCTGCTGTGCAAAGGGTGTTTAATTGGGCAGGTGGGGACGATTTGGACGTCAACAGGTTCCGGCGCGCGTTTTTGTATCAGGATGAAGACGCCGACCCTTCCACGAAGGGCGCATACAAACTTCCTTTCGCTGATGTGGTTGATGGTGAGCTTCGCGCTGTTCCACGCGGCATATTCGCTGTTGCGGGCGGTCGGGGTGTTGGTGCAGCTGACATACCGGATTCGGATAAGGAAACGATTAGGCGCCGTGTGAGCGCCCTCTATCGGCGTATGGCTAAAGACTTCGACGATCCGTCGATTGTTTCGCCGTTTGAGCGTGAAGAAATGTCTGCGATGTTGTCTGACAGGTTCGCTGTCGCTGTTCGTGCTTTGCGCCGCGAGACGGCCCTATATGAGGGTGGTGTGTGATGGCTTGTGGGTCTTGTGGGGGTGCGAGGGCGAGAGCCCAAACAGTGGTTGGGCCGGATGGTCAGCAGAGGATAGCTTCTCCTCGTCGTACTAAATATGTGGCGAAGTGGATTCCTTCAGCTGGCGGTGATCCTAAAGTTTTCGATTCTCAGCGGGAAGCGGAGATCTGGGTGAAGGACGGCAACCCGGGTTCGATTATGATAGAGCCTGCTGTTTGATGTGCAGTGTTTGTTGGGGCGCCTCTTGTCGTGGGGGGCGTCCCTTTTTCTATAGCTCCAGTGAATATGAGCAGTCGTCGAAGTTGATGAATGGTTGAGTGTTCGCTGTTCCTATCAGTTGCATGGCCCCTGTGGTGGATACGTTGATGCGGATGCCGCCGCCGGACCCTTGGGCCATGAAGCCACGGTTGCGTAGCGGCACGGATGACACGTTGCCGAGTGTCCCTAGGGCTATTGAGGTGGGTGGTGTGGTGGCAAAGATTTCATCGGTGACACCCCCGGTTATCACGGAGTTGAGTCGTCCACGGTATTCGGCTGTTTTTCCGCCGTTGGTGATGCGCACTTGTAGTGAGTTGTAGCCTGCCGTTCCGTCTACTTGTGACGTGTATTTTGATGCCGTTTGTGGGCTGTTGACGACTACTGGTGTCCACGCCGATTCGAGGATGTTGTTTGCGTACAGGACACCGCCGCGTGTGCGAACGGATGGTGTTGCACCGTCGGTTGGTGCGAAGACTTGCAGACCATCCGCGCCGCCCGCGTCTTGCTCAAACAGCTTCAGGGCTACGTCTGAGTAGCCGAGGTTGGCGAGGGTGGGGACGCGGACGCGTGGACCGCCCCATTCGTTGAACCATCCGGCGCGGATGGCTTTGTAGTTGAATTGGGCTAGGTCGCTGCTGGTGTTGGGGTCTACGGTCGCGGACCGGTTGATGACGATCGCGCTGGTGGTGGCGTTGGGAAGCGTCCATGTTGCGGTGTTGATGAGTGCGACGGTGTTCCCGAAAGCTGTAGCTGCTGAAAGGGTTTTGGGTCCGGTGATTGTTTCGGGTCCGGCTAGGTGGACTACTAGCAGGTCGTCGGCCGCCCCGACATCAGCTGCGGTGAGTACTACTACACCGGTTTGGCCGTTGACGGATGTGACTGGCGTTCCGCTTGGAGGGCTGCAGGTAACAGGGTCTATTGGGTCGGCTGCTGATACGTCGAGGTCGTCGGGTAGTGGGCAGACGTCGGCTCC